GAAACCTTCTCAAAGTCATCTCTAATAAGGCTAAGGGATTCGTTCCCAGCGAAGCCCCACTTTCAGGATGGGGTAAAGCTGTAGGCGTATGGGAAAACCGCGTCTTTAGTTCTAGTGACATCAAGCGCGGCCTTGGTTATAGCACGGCTCCTTCTAAGCCTAATAAGCGAGGGTTTAGATCGATTGCAACTATCTTCAATAAAAGCGCAGCAGGATCGATCTATGAAACAGCAGGCCGCCTTTCAGGTGCTGATGGTAGACCTCAAGCTCCTTTAGTTGAAGTCTATAAGGATGCCGGCACACCTTTTGCGCGTAGGGCTGGATATCAAAAGCGCAGTAGCGACAAAACTAAAAGCCAATCTGCTAACCCTCATGCTGGCCGTCAATTTATCGAAGCCTTGCCTCCATTAGTCGATAGCCAGCAGCGAAGCGCAGCAGGCCGCCGCACCCGTAAAACTAAGGGACGTCTTTTATTCAGAGCATGGGCGGAAGATCAAGGTAAGACTAATGCCGCCGTTCTTAAGGCTATCGGTAAGTCAATGGATGTCGCCCTAGCAGTGACCAAGGGTGCTAATAGAGATTACAGAGGTCGATAATGTCAGCCAATTCAAGTCTAGCAATTCGCATTGCAGCGATCTTTGACAATAAAGGATTCAAGCAAGCCGACAAGGGCGTTAAAACTTTACAGTCATCTGTAAGAAAACTAGCAGGTGCAGCAGGTATTGCACTTACTACGGCTGCAGTAGTTAATTTCGGCAAGAAAGCCGCACAGGCATTTATAGCAGATGAAAAAGCAGCCTCACAGCTTGCAATCTCAGTGAAGAATCTAGGCTTAGCCTTTGAGACTCCACGCATCGAAGAGTTTATTTCTAATTTATCTAAAGCCGCAGGCGTTGCCGATGATGTCCTTCGACCATCGATGCAGAAGTTACTCCAGACCACTGGCTCGGTTGCTAAGTCTCAAGAATTACTTACTCAAGCCCTAGACATCTCTCGGGGCTCTGGCGTCGATTTTGACACAGTAGTGAATGACCTAACCATGGCTTACGTCGGCCAAACTCGCGGCCTCCGCAAGTATTCGTTAGGACTGTCACAGGCTGAATTAAAGACAATGAAGTTTTCAGATGTACAGGAAAGACTTAATAAGCAGTTTTCTGGTGCTAACGCGGCTTACCTTGAGACCTACGCTGGCAGAATGGGATTACTCAGCACAGCGGCAGGCGAGGCTTCAGAGATCATTGGTAAAGGTTTAATTGATGCCTTAATGATTTTATCTGGTGACACAACAGTAGAAGAATTAGCAACAACCATGGAGACCCTTGCTACAAATACAGCGAATGTAATTACTGAATTGGCAAGACTTGGCAAGGCCGTGGGTAATTTTGCAACTGAAAGTTATGGCAAGGTGGACAATTTCGCCGATGATATAACTGATTTTATGGATCGCCTTTTCGGATTTGAGGAGCGCATACCAATACGAAACCGCCCACGCATGGGCGGATATCCATCGTCTGCGCTAGGTGGGGCTTTTGTAGATTCCAACGCTGAAGCTCGTAAGAAAGCAGAAGCGGCAGCAGCCAAGCGCGCCAAAGAATTAGCGGCACTTCAGAAGAAAAATCTTGATGCGCAGAAAAAGTCTCTAGCCTTGCAGAAGGCATCAAAGACTCTCAACCTTGAGGCTATCGGTATCGAGGCAGCCCTTAAAGGTAAGATCAGCGAGACCGATCGTATATCCTTGCTATTGCAGAAGGCTATCCTCGAAGGCAATGCATCGCTCGCCACTCAGTTATCCGATCAACTTAATGAAACAATTAAACGCAATGAACAACTTCGCCTTGCATTGCTTGCTACACCTAAAGCTCCAAACCCATATGAGGATTGGAAAATCCCTGCGGATTTGTTAAATTATACAGCCTTGACTTTAGGAGTCAGCGCGGAAACTGTAATCAAAGCCCCAGAAACAATTGGGGGTGGCATGACTGATGCTACTCAAGAATTAATTGATGCACTGATCGCAGCGGCAGAATCACAAAGACGAGCAGATGCGGCTCAAGCAGCAGCCGAGGCAGTTACACCTAACGTAAACGTCAAGGTAGAAGTTGCTGGAGAAGAGGTCACGGCAATCATTACCCAACAACAAGTGAATGACTCACTCTCAGGATCATTTAACTCAGTAGGCCGCGCAGGTGGCCGAGGTTCTGTCGGCTTGCTATGACCTTACCAGCCACGATATCGGTCTCATTTGACTTTAGTCAGGGAGCAACCTTCGGCTACCCGTTTACTATTGGCGACCCTATCAACGGCGTTATTGGCGTGTCTCAATTTGCATCGACAGAAGTTCCCGATCCAGTAGTCGATCTCAGCAGCGTCACTCGATCCATCAAGATCAGCCGTGGCCGTAACATCATGCGCGACACCTACGAGGCTGGCAACTGTACAGTCCGTGTCTTAGACCCCGATTCTTACTTCAACCCTCAAAATACATCAAGCCCGTATTTTGGCTATCTGACTCCGCTTCGTAAGATTCGTGTTGCAGCTACTACGGCAACCACTCAGCACTTTCTATTCTCGGGTTATGTTGATTCATATAAGTATTACTATCCAACAGGGCAGGAAATTGGATACGTTGATATTGTCTGCAGCGATGCCTTTAGATTGTTTCAGATGGCTAACGTTTCAACAGTAAGCGGAGCAACGGCAGGCCAGACCACAGGCACACGCATTACCAAGATACTTGACCAAGTATCATTCCCTACCTCAATGCGTATTACTGACACAGGATCGACCACAGTTCAGGCAGACCCTGCCACATCTCGCACAGCACTTGCAGCTCTCAAGGCTGCAGAGTTCGCAGAGCAGGGCGCGTTCTTTATCCGTACAGATGGCACGGCAGAGTTTAAGGATCGCAACGATGTAGTCGGCTCCTTAGCGGCTGCCCCTATCGAGTTCAATCAGACCACTGGCATCCCATACAGCGACCTTAAGTACGCCTTCGATGACAAGCTCATCATTAACCAAGCCAGCATGACACGCATCGGTGGCACGGCACAGACAGCAGTGAACATCGATTCATCTGCCAAGTACTTCCCTCATGGCACTACTGTCACCGAGATGATCCCAGAGACCGATGCGCAAGTTCTTGATATCGCTAAAATTTATGTAGCAACCAGAGCTGAGACCACAATCCGCATCGATCAGATGACAGTCGATTTATTGGATACAGCAGTCCCGACTGACACAATGATCGGCCTTGATTACTTTGACAATGTTAAGATAACCAATGTCCAGCCAGACGGCTCGACAATCGTTAAGACCTTGCAGGTGCAGGGCTTGGCATGGGACATCACCCCTAACAGCATGAAATGCACAGTAACAACACTTGAGCCTATAGTCGAGGGATTCATCATCGGATCATCGACGTACGGTATAATCGGACAATCTATTATGGGTTACTAGGAGAAAAACAATGGCAACAGGCTTCCCAGCATCGACAGGCGATATCTTTACAGCCGCGGACTATAACGGGCTAGTAACCTTCGACGTCAAGGCTGACCAGACGGCAGATTACACACTCGTCCTTGCTGACTCCTATCAGGTGCTAGTGCCTATGAATAAGGCCACAGCCGTTGCCCTCAAGATCCCTACCAATGCAAGCGCAGCGATCCCAGTCGGATCAGTTGTCACCGTACTTAATAAGGGTCTAGGCGCTGTGACTATCTCAGCCGTCACATCTGGCACTACTACAATCCTTTCAGCTGGCGCAGTAGCCGCTGCTCCTACCCTTGCTCAATATAAGTCAGCGGCTCTCATTAAGACTGCGACAGACACATGGTATGTCGTTGGAGCTATTGGATAATGCTCAACAATGTATGTTCTATTCTAGCCGCGCCTAGAGCCACTTCTTTGACTGCAGAATATTTAGTCATCGGTGGCGGTGGCGCAGGTGGATCTTATTATGGCGGTGGCGCAGGTGCAGGTGGATATCGCACATCTACTCTAAGCGTTAATCTTTCAACAAATTACACTTTAACAATCGGCGCAGGTGGCACAGGCAATACTGCTCAAGATTCTGCCACTAGCGGTGTGAATTCTGTTTTTGCTTCAATTACTGCAGCAGGCGGCGGAAAAGGTGGCGGATATTCTTCAGCTACAGGTTTCTATCGTTCAGGTACTGCAGGTGGTTCTGGCGGTGGCGGTGGCGGTGACACTTCAACAGGTACTGGTGCAGCGGGAAACACACCTAGCACATCTCCATCACAGGGTTCTAATGGCGGCAACGGCGTAGGCAGTCCAAACAATACTGGTGGCGGTGGCGGTGGCTCATCCGCTGTAGGCACAAATGGAAATGGTTCTACTGCAGGTTCTGGTGGCGCAGGCACTTCTTCATCAATCACAGGATCTGCCGTTACTCGCGCAGGCGGCGGTGGCGGTGGTGGAGCTGGTGGAACTAGCCCTGGTTCAGCTGGTTCTGGCGGTGGCGGTGCGGGATCTTCATCAGGTAGTGGATCGTCTGGATCAGTCAATACTGGTGGCGGTGGCGGTGGCGGTGCGGGCGGCGCTGCTGGTGGCAACGGCGGTTCTGGTGTAATCATTCTTAAGTATCCTGATACTTTCACAGCAACTTTCTCAGGTGGAGTTTCGCAATCCACTTCAAGTTCTGGTGGCTATAAGATTTCAACAATTACTGCAGCAGGTGTCTCAGACACAGTAAGTTGGGCATAATGGCGCACTACGCATATTTGGACGAAAACAATATCGTCACGCAGGTGATCGTCGGACGCGATGAAGATGATCTCATCGATGGCGTAACTTCATGGGAAGAATACTATGGAGCAATCCGCACTAGCTACAATGGAAAGATCCGTTATAACTATGCAGGAATTGGTTATACCTATGATCCAATTGATGACGCATTTATCGCACCTCAACCACATCCGTCATGGACTTTAGATTCTAAAAAGCAATGGGTCGCGCCTAAGCCAATGCCTGAAGACGGCAAGATATATGCATGGGACGAAGAAGCAGGTGACTGGCATGAAGCCGAAATTATCTAAGTCTGCCATCCAGTTACGCGAGCAGATCGATGATGCATTCCCAGGTAGAGATAGAACTTCGGACGGCTGGATCGGCGACACTCGACACGCTGCGCGCAAGTCTGATCATAATCCAGATGAGCAAGGATGGGTTCGTGCCATTGACATTGACCGCGACCTTGCTGGCAAAAAAGGGAAGCCCGACATCATGCCTGATCTGGTCGATCAGATTCGAGCATTGGCAAAGTCTGGCGATAAGAGAATCTCTTACATCATCTTCGATGGAAAGATCGCATCATCTAAAAAGGCTTGGTCTTGGCGTCCTTATGATGGGATCAATAAGCATAATCACCATGCGCATGTCAGCTTTACTATCAAGGGCGATGAAGACAGTTCATTCTTTAATATCCCGATGATAGGTGGAAAATAATGGAAGCAATTATCTACGCAACTCTAGGCCTAGTAGCAATCCCGGTCCTTCGTGCCGCTATCAAGTCCTATCGAGCTAAAAAGGCGATCGCTGATATCGTCGTGGATTCGATCGAGGCGGCTGTAGATACAGTCGAGAAGAAAAAATGACGCAGACAGACTTCTTCACACTTTACTTCGCTAGCCTTGCAGTAGTAGGCGGACTGTCAGGGTTCGTCATTACTCATCTACTGTCAGAAATTAAGCGACTCCATGCGCGTGTCGATGAGATTTATAACATCCTCCTTGAGCGATAATTTTTGACATGGCACGAAAGAAAGTCATCGATCTCGATACTTACTCACAGCTTGATCAATACGCAATCTGCATGCATGAGTTCTATAAGAGTCTTAGACGTGCAGGGTTCGCCGTTGATCTATGTCTGGCGATCATTACAGATCGTGAAGCGTATCCCGATTGGCTTATGCCATCGATCCCCGACCGCGTGGATCGCCTACCCTACGAGGATGACGACGAGGATTAAATGAAGCGCATCGTGATTGTGTCTGACTTGCAAGTCCCATTTCATGATCGAGTAGCAGTAAAGAATGTAGCCAGTTTTATCAGTAAGTTTAAGCCGCACGAAGTAGTAACAATAGGGGACGAAATTGACTTCAACACGATCTCAAAGTTCGCAGAGGGAACACCAGAAGCCTACGAGCAGACTCTTGGAGAAGATCGCGATGAGGCTGTTCAGGTACTTTACGATCTCCAAGTAACGCAAATGATTCGGTCTAATCACACAGACCGCCTATATAACCAAATCATGCGCAAGATTCCATCATTCCTATCCTTGCCAGAGCTGCGCTTCGAGAAGTTTATGCAGCTCGATGAGCTAGGAATCACCTTTCATAAGAAGCCGTATAACATCGCGCCTGGCTGGATCGCAGTCCATGGCGACCATACCCCTATTAAGTCACAGGGGGGTCTTTCAGCCCTTGAGGCAGCCCGTAGGCACGGGAAGAGCGTTATCTCGGGTCATACTCACAGGGCAGGCAGATCGTCCTTCTCAGAGGCCTCTGGAGGCCGTATAGGCCGTGTTCTGCATGGCGTTGAAGTAGGCAACCTTATGGACTTTAGCAAGGCCTCATATACCAAGGGATCGGCTAACTGGCAACAGGCTTTCGCCATCATGTACGTCGATGGGAAGAACGTCCAAGTCGATCTTATCTATCTGGAAAAGGATGGCACCTTCGTCGTGTCTGGGAAACGTTATGGACGACCTAGATAACGAGCTCGATCGGGACATCGATGACCACATCGACGCGTCAGAATTGTTACCATATCGTTATCTAAATATCTGAAAATTCCCCCTTAGGGCATGAGATAGTTATGCCATGGACGAAGGGCGTTCATAGAAAAGGGCAAGAAAATGACAACACATAAGATCTACACCGAGAAGGTAAACGGCGGAGTAATTGCTGAGTGCCGCGATGAGAGCTGCGGCTGGGACGCAAAACACTCATTCATGAAGTTCGATAAAGCAACTAGAACCTCATCACCAGCAACATGTTCAGTATTTCCTAATCGCAAGGTAGCCGTCGAGGCATTTGCATCATTTCACGCTAATTCGTTGGTAGGTGCATAATGTTTGATCCATCATTAGGCGACTGTCTTGCCATGATTGCATTATCAGCACTATATTTTCATTTAGGCCGTATCGTCGGCATCCGTGTAGGTTATTTAAAAGGGCGCAAAGCCGTGCAGGCCTATTACGACAAAAAGGAAAGGGTGAAAGTGTGAACGCTGGTGATTTCTTATCAGAAGCAAAAGCAACAATTCAAGATCGTGGAATGGACTACGGACACCCGTCAGACAATATGTCCAGAACCGCACGACTATGGTCAGCATTTCTCGAAATGCCTGTTACTGACTATCAAGTGGCATCATGCATGGCACTGGTCAAGCTCGCACGGAGTATGGAGTCTGCGAAAGTCGATACATACATCGACGCTGCAGCCTATCTTGCAATAGCAGGTCAACTACACACAGAGGAGAATGAGCTTTATGTCTAACGAAGAATTAAAAGATAAAGGATTTAACAGAGCAGAACGCCGTCACATATTGGGAATTAACAATAAACCTACTTGGTATGAAAATGCTATGCGTCACCATAACATCCCAAGTTTTCGTTTAACAGCCATCAAGATTGTTAGGGGACATTATGTTTAATTTAGAAGATTATGAGACAGTCGAAGAACGTTTAATTAAGTTTTGGAAGGAGCATCCAGATGGACAGATTCATACGAAGTTACTTGATTCAGCCAGTGGCCGTTTTATTGTTGAGGCTGCTATATATCGCACAGAGGCAGACCTTCGACCCTGGACTACCGGCTTGGCTGAGGAAACGATTCAAGGTAGGGGCGTTAATGCGACAAGTGCGCTGGAAAATTGTGAGACGAGTGCTATCGGTCGAGCTCTTGCTAACGCAGGATATGCGACAAAGGGAAAGCGAGCGTCACGAGAAGAAATGGTTAAGGTTGCTACAGTAAAAAAGACTGAAGCAATTATCGATGAAACAAAAGCCAAGATGGCGCAGACATCAGGCGAATACATCCCAGTAGTGAAAGAAGAAGATCCATGGACTATCAAGCCTTCGACTATGCCGCCCACAATGGGGGAAGCTGTTGCGACGGTGAAAGAGATCATTGGCGGCCAGACCGAGAAGGACATCCCTCATTGCAAACATGGCGAAATGATCTGGAAAACTGGTACCACTAAGGCTGGCAAGCCATGGGGTCACATGAAATGCAAAGCAGCCGTTACTGGTGAGATCGGCGGTCGATGCGAGTCACCGAATGATGTTATCTGGTACGAGATTGCTCAAGATGGATCATGGCAACGTCAGAAGGCGAGAGTGTAATGGGCAAACTACAGTTTATGAATCAAGATGGTGAGTGGGAGTCATTCCCAACAGAGGATGAAATTCATCGCTCGAAGGAAGTCATAGCAATCCTTGAGGAGTTCACATTCACGACGCGTTGCTGTTTATGTAATGACTCAATACCCTACAAAGACATTAAGGTGAACTTGACTAATAAGAGCTGGTCATGCGCTAAATGTCACGCGGTCAATGGCCTCACAAAGCCGTAAATACCGGGGATTCTCGACCGAGCGTGTGGTTGCCCGTTACCTATCGGAGTGGTGGCCACATGCAGACATTGGTCGAGGGGCTGGAAAAGATATAACACATGTCCCGTTCGACATGGAGGTTAAAGCTAGATCGGCGTTCCAGCCAAAGGCGTGGATCGATCAGGTCACAAAGAGGGCAGCTAAAACTGGTGGGTTGCCTATTGTTACATGCCGTCTTAATGGTCAAGGAGAAGGTAGTCCCCAAGACTATTTGGCCTTTATGCGGCTTGGTGATCTGGTCGATCTATTGCTTCGCGCAGGTTACGGGGATTTTAGTGATGATCTTGCTAAACTAGAGCCAATGAGATGCAAGATGTGCGGAGCATGGAGCTTCACCGAGACTTGCAGGACATGCGAGAGTGATCCAGATGCCAACCTATGAATTCGAGTGCGATAACGAGCACTGTGAATCAAATGCCAGAATAGAAGAATGGCGCAGCTTAAATGAGCCCCATGACCTTGAATGTCCGTTCTGTGGCTCGCCTATGCATAAGGTTTACTCAAGTGTTGGAGTGTCATTCAAGGGCTCTGGCTTCTACTCAACTGACAACCGCTAACCGACACGCCGCTCTGAACAGGACTTTTACAAATGAACTTGACACGCATGGTACGCTCTCTGGCTAGAGCCCATCAAGGGCTCAACCCGGGCCCGAAAGGGACAGCCCGGGGGGTAGCCATCGCTATTGGGATATCTCTATCTATGGCCTTGCCCCTAGATGCACAGGCGAGTAACCAAGCAATTCGATACGTTAAAGAATTAGCCAAATATCAATTAACTGATAAGCAAGAACAATGTCATCATGAGATTATCTATCGAGAGAGTAGATGGGATCATAAAGCTGTAGGTAACCTCAATGGTACTAAGCGTGTATATGGTCTCTATCAGATGAAGACTGAGAGTTTAAAGAACAGTTCTACAGTTAAACAGTTTTGGATGTATTGGCATTATGTAGCACATCGTTATGGAGTAACAGAGTATGATGAGCCTAACTACTGTAATGCGTTACATCATCTAAAGACTAAAGGATGGCAATGAGTACTAAGAGAGGTGATCCTCGACTATCACGCGCCTATCGTAAAGCAAGGCTTAACGTATTAGCACGCGATGGTTATGTGTGCCATTACTGTGGGCAGGATGCAACCACAGCCGACCACATCATTCCAATCAAGGCAGGCGGTGATCCAGTGGCACTCGATAACAT